GACCACCAGTTTCTACGGTCCTGATTGCCTGAAGGCTTGTCTTCCATGTGATACCCTGCCCGTGAGCAGTAACCACGATTGAGACGTTGAAGATGATTGCCAAGACGAGCATGGCGCAGATGATTACGATAAGTGAAGTAAGGTTTTTCATGACCTATTATAACACCCACACAAGAGGCACACAAGGGTAAATCTTTTTTTTATTTTCAAGCATAAGCTGTTGGTGCATATAGGGTTATAGTTTGGCACGGGATTTGGTCGGCGGATTTTGAGTCAGCACAAGGAAAAAACCCCCCAACCCTAAAAAAAGGTTGGAGGGTAACGGTCCAAAAGCAACAACTATTCTTCGGTTGTCTTGCCCTTAGCAATATGGTTCGCCATCTTTTGCATCAGGTCTGCAAGCTCAGGGTTTTCCTCTCTTTTGAGATTGATCAGGCATTGTGCGATGGTATCACCGATCAGATCGAAATCCTTACGGGGCATGGTAATAGTATCAGGGAGTTCGATACCCTCAAGGCAGTTTTCCTGACGGGTGCAGTACATGAGGTTGAGGACGGTTGCGAGTGCTTGTGTTGTGTTCATTTGATTAGTTCCTTTCGTTGTGCCCACATTGTATCAGGTAGGGGGGACAGGATTACAGCCAGTCGATGATGCCATACGCACCAGCACAGGCACAGGCCACAAATACCAGCGCATATGGGATGCTGGCGATCATGAAGAGAGCAAAGCTCAAGTCGCTAACCTCGTCCAACAGTTTTTTGATTTCGTTCCGCATGTTTATTCCTCTGAGTAAGTGCCGTGATAAGGGTTAGGCTCCTCGTACTCTGGAAGCTCGTCATAGTAGTACTCCCAAGAATCAAGCGGGTCCTCAGATGGAACGTCATCGTCAACGTCATAATACGCATTGATGAAGACTTCATTGCAGGGCTCGCAGTACTTGAGGATTTCGGCATCTGCTCTGGGTGCCATTTCGCAACCGCAAGAATCGCATTGAGAAGGTAGGGGTTGTGGTTGGTTTGTCATAGTTAGGTTCCTTTCGTTATGACCCTATTGTATCAGGTAGGGGGGACAGAAGAGAGAGAAAAGCGTTTTCTGATACGACATTTTTCCGTTTATTAAGTTCGGGAGGTGATCAACCAGTAGAACTCAGGCAGAGGCTTTGTCTCTCTTCTGTGCTACATTATAACAAGGGGGGAGGACAGAATAAAGGGTTGCAAGGGTAAATCTTTTTTTTATTTTCAAGCATAAGCCGTTGGTGCATATAGGGTTATAGTTTGGCACGGGGATTGCGGTCGACCGATTTGGGCCGCAACGCAAGGAAAAAAAGGGAGAGCAAATTCGATTTGGTCAGTGATATCGACGCTTACTCGAATCTACCCTCCCCAAAAGCAACCAACCGTGTTACATGGTGCCCTCTCCGTAAAAGGTTTCAGTATCAATGTAGGATGAAGCGGGCTCATTCCTGAAGTAAATATCACGCTCAATGCCAAACCCCATAGGTAGGGAAAGCCCTGTAAGATCAGACAAGCGGAAATAACCCCACTCTTGACCCATGCCAAGATCAACCATGCCGAAGAATTCCCAATCATCAGAATCACAACAGCGATCGCTGGTGACAACCTCGCCCTCGCAGACGTACCAAGTACCAGCACCCACAGGGTTAAAGAACTTGCAGAGGAACACCTTTTGAGAGAGGGGTACGTCCTCAGTGCTGTGGAGGGGGAACAGCTTAAGAGCTTTTTCGATTTCTTTTGTTAGTAGTTTCATTGGGTTAGTTCCTTTAGTTTTCGTAGGGTGTCATTGTGAACCGTCTTCCATTTCCTCGAAGAGTTCTTGATCCCACTCTGTCCAAAACTCATCCCAGATGCGATCACCTGAGGTGGCGAGATCAGCAGCACAGTATACGCAGATCTCATGCTGAGGTGACCCAGTATCGTTGCCACATGGACAGGTGTTTCCACCAAAGGGGGAGAAGTGCTTTGTATGGCCAGGATTCGAGTTGTTGTTGTTGTTGATCATGTGTGCATTATACCTTATAGGGGGGACAGTTTAGAAACAGGCGTTGCATGTGCAGTGTGCCTCTGTGCCACCAGCTGCAAGACTACTGCCCATGCGGCACATACTTGAGCCACAATGCGAAGGCGTCCACACGCCATCTGTCTGCTTAACTGGATCATCGCTCGCTGCATTGGCAACAGCAAGATCACATGTGGGGCAACCCTCGAAACGAGTTGATGCGTTCTCAGGTTTTTGTGTTTTGTTGTTTGTTGTTTTCATGTTAGTTAGTTCCTTTCGTTCTTTCGTACCGCATTATAACAAGAGAGGAGGACAAAATAAAGGGTTTCAAGGGGATTTCTTTATTTATTTTGTATATAAAAGTTGTCAGTTCCTTTGACGTTCTTGGGACTCCAGTTGCCTCAGGGCCACCCCTACATAGGGACTCCTTAAGTCTTTAAAGGAACCTTTATAAAAATTAAAAGTAAACTCAAAAATTGCTCTAAAAAAAATCCTATAAAAAAAATCCTATAAAAAAATACCCACCTATTTTACAAGATGGGTACTAAGTGTAAGAGTTATAAAAGGTTGTATTAGTTAATACTATTTTCTAAGAGTTTTTATTGGGCGAGGTGTCTGAGGCTGCTCAGTGTCAGATCTACTAGGCTCAGGTCGGACTGGATCACCAGGTTCCTGCCTTCCGACACTGCCAGCAAGGACTGCTGCCGCAGTTAAGGTTTTAAGCTTCTTTCCATGTCTTTCTATGAACCTTCTCAAACGTGCTTCATCTAATTGATCCTCTGCCAGCTTCATGGAAACTAATTTAAATACTCTGTCAACTATCTCTGTTTTCATAACTTATTCCCTTATTTTGGTAACTCTAAGTATATACTACTAAAATTTTTCGGATTCAGCTCTCATCTTTTTGGTCGCCTCCTCGTCCCACAAGTCTCTTGGCGGCATCCTTAATCTTTTGCCACCGAGTACGCATAAATGCTTTTTGCTTGGCGTTAGGTTTCATATGTGGGTTATCCTCAAAAGATGTTCTCATTGCAGCAGGAGATGCTTTTCCCCCATGCTCATGCTCGGGGTGAGCTTCTAACAAAGCATCAAGCCTCTCTCTCAAAGAGAGACCTTCGTACTCAGTTGAAGAGTTTTGTCTTGGGTCATTCTCCATGCCGTATGTAGCGTAGTGGGTGCCGTCCTTGTCATCCAGCTCCTTCTGTTTATCCCTCCTCACCTTATTCTTTTTCCTCAGATCCTCCTGATCGAAGTGAATTCTTCGCTGCGCATCGGAGAGCTTCACCTTCTTGGCCTCGTTAAGCTTTTCCAAGAGCCTCACAAAGACTTTATTAATTAGTTCTGTTTTCATAGCTTATTCCTCTCTTTTAATAACTCTAAATATATACTGTTGAAATCATTTTATCTTTTCATAATTATTTAGTGATATACTAGTGTAAAGTATTATAGATAATTATGAAAAGGAATACATATGAAACGTATCCTGATAGTGCTCTTCTTTTTAACTGCACTAACTAAACTAATTTACTCTCAAGGACTTGATACGAGACTACTATGGTATGGTCTACACCCAGAGTATAACTACTTAAATTACCCAGATACGAACCCACCACCTATTTGGAGATATGAAACAAACCCACCTGTTTTATATGACGGTTTCCAGCAAGGGAATAAGCCCCTACAAGATCCTAAATCCTTCTACCTGTGGTATAGGCATGACTCTAGATTCTTATTCTATAACTACGGGATCTTAACTCCTCTGATGTATTCTGGGTATCCTGATTGGCCTAACCCAGCAATATCAAGGTACTTTGAACCTAACTATCCACCTGCTGGGAACATGTTGGATAACTATGGACCTACAATAATAATTGAGTTTCATATAAGCAAGGCTCTGAGTATTCCCATACAAACTCCTTTTGGTAAGATGTACATTGATCAAGGTTATTATCCTTACACAGTTGTACAGACATTACTACCGTGGCACAGATTGAAAAACGATACAGTGGATACCATAAGGTTTGGAGTTAATGTCAGACGGTCAACATGGAAATTTAATTCTCTGAGTTTCAATAACTCCATACCTTTATCTTGGGTAGAAGGTGGAGGATTCCAAACTAACTCAATGAGACCCCTCTGGTTTGTGAATGAACAGTTTAGTATACCTCGTAGCTTTTGGATGGTGCCTGGTGATCGCTTCGTGTGTCAAGCTAAGGTAACTTACTTATTCCCATACAATACCTACAACCCTGATTGGTTATGGGGACCTTACAACGCAGTATATGATGTTACGTTTTGGTCTAATCCTATATTTTTGGAGGTTCCGCTGGATGCGGAATAAGTAAAATGCATACAAAATAACAGTGGTTTCGCTACCTGCTGTCGTGGTGCCCCGTCATTCCCCTTGCATAGGGATGTGGGTCTTTGAAGGGTGAGAACTAACAAACTCACCCTTCTTTTTTATCATACCCTCGCCCGCAGAATTACTATATAAAATATATAAGGAATTACATTCTACTATGCCAGATAATGATGATTTAGGAATATTTCAAGGAAAGACTGAGGCTCAAATTGAGTTCCTCAGACAGTCCATAGATAAACAATCTGTATCTCTTAAAGAGTTAGCAGAGAAACTTGATAACCGCATAGCTAACTTAGAGATGTGGAAAGCTACAATAACCGCAAAAGCTTCCTTGGTAGCTTTTATAGCAGCAGCAGGAAGTACAATTCTTGTTAATTGGATAACTCACAAGGTAATATAATTATGTTTAATTGGCTACGCAATCTATTTGTTAGAGAAACTGAGATCACAAAGGAACTAAGGGAAGACTGCGCTGTAACTATCAATAAGATGCAGAATAGAACTCAGCAGATGAAGGTATCCTTAGATACCATACAGGAACAAGTTCTTCAACAGCGAACATGGGAAATGGACAATAATTAACAGATTAGAGGTAGTCTGTTTTTCTTAATAAAAGCCTCTCGATTCTTATGCCAAGAATCTCTCCCATTAACCTCCCCACTTGAATGGTGTATTAGACTGATGGGAACCACATGGTTTATATACTTCTTTTTAAATGCTTTAGCAGTATAGTGAATATCATAAAAATCCCAATCACCTTCAAAGTAAGAGGGCTTTTCTAAACCTACCTCTCGTAGAACCCTTGCTTTAGCAGCAAGGAATACCCCATCTAGAACCACGACCTGTCCAGGAGGTCCATAGTTAGTATCATAGGGATTCTCTGTAATCTTGTCGATATGCTTGATAAAACCACGATGCTTTCCAGCCTTCCACATGTCCTTATCCCACCATACTGCGTCTTCTTTTAAGTGTGTCGTACCTGCAACTCCTATAAACCCAATTTCAGGGATCTGGGTAGCCAGTAGATTCCCAGTAAAAACCTCAGGGGGATCTAGGAATTCTATGTCATCATGACACATAATGATGGTATCTTCGTCATCTGGGTTCGTTACCTCAAGAGCCTTCTGATACCCTGAAAAGATAGAATCCTGATTAATGATAAGTTTAACATCCACAGCGGCTCTAGATAAGTAGGACACTAATTTAGAAGTTACCTCAGACAGTTCTTTACTTCTAGTACAAATAAACGCATATGTTTTCATATACTATAATAGTCCAAAGGCTTTACTTTATGAATAAACAAGAGTTAGTAGACGATTTTAATAAATGTAAAAAGGACCCTATTTACTTTATATCAGAGTATGTGAAGGTGACTCACCCTACCCGTGGTTTGGTCCCCTTCAAGCTCTACAAGTTTCAGCATGAAATCCTTAAATGTTTAGAAAATCATAGATTTAATGTACTAAGAAAGTTCCGTCAGGCGGGGTGTACTACCATATCTGCTGCCTATGCCTTATGGTTTGCTTTATTTCAATCTCACAAATCTATAGTCTTTCTATCTGTAGGTGATACGGAGTCTACTGAAATTCTTGATCGAGTTAAGATTATGTATGATGAGCTACCTTCTTACCTAAAACTTAAAATAGCAGAAGACAACAAACATACTCTTAAATTTGTTAATGGATCTATTATTAGATCACGACCATCTGGAAAACAGTCTGGTAGATCGTTGGCTGGATCTATGCTTATTATTGATGAGGCAGCTTTCATCGAAAACATCGATTCCATTTGGGCTGCTGTATACCCCATTATCTCAACAGGAGGTAGAGCCTTTATTTTGTCAACTGTTAATGGTGTTGGTAACTGGTATCATGAACTATACAAAGATGCAAAAGAGGAGGGGAATAGTTTTAATGTTATTGACATCAAATGGACGGACCACCCAGAATATAAAAGACAAGAGGGTTACGAGTGGTTATACGAAAAACTAGAGAAGTTAGGGATAGACGTAGACAACTGGGAGGAGACGACTCGATCTAATCTTCCGCATAAAAAATGGTTGCAGGAGTATGAATGCGAGTTTCTTGGGACGGGCGATACTTATATCGAAGGAGGTCTACTCAAGCATATTTTAGATAATATAGATGAAAATTATGATATAAAATATAATAATAAAATGAGAGTATGGAAGGAGCCCGAATCCGCTTATGAATATGTGATAGGCGTAGACGTATCCCTAGGTAGGGGTAGGGATCATTCTGCATTTCATATTATAAATGCTTACACGGGGGAACAGGTCGCTGAATTTTATTCTAATAAGACCCCAATAAATGAGTTCTCTGATATCCTATATAAAGAAGGAAACTACTATAATAATGCTCTGATGGTGGTAGAGCGCAATACAATTGGGGAAAACTTAATAGATTGGCTCTTTAATATTCATGAGTATGAGAACGTATGGATGGATGATAATGCTATGCTGGGCTATCAAATAACTAGTAAGAATAGAGAAGTACTCCTTGCTAAATTAGAAGAAGTAATTAGAAATAACTATATAAATATAAACTCAAGACGTACAGTAGAAGAACTATTAACTTTTATTGTTACTAACACAGGTAGAATAGAAGCAGATAAAGGGAAACATGATGATTTAACTATGAGTTTAGCACTAACTATATTTGCATTAAGTAAAATATCAAATCACGAAATTTTAGAGCATTCTCAAATTCCCCATAAGGAAAGAAAACCATTACTCCCAACATCTAACAATGAAGCATATCTCCGAAGCTACGGGGGTATGAGCAAAGAGGATATTAAATGGCTGATGAAGTAGACAAAAATGAAATAAATGAGAGCGGGTATACCAACTTCGGATCAGGTGGAGGGAGTCGTCAAGGTGCCTATTTCCAACCTACAGGGAAGCTGGGTCAGTTCTTTGCAAAATTCTTTGCAACTAAAGCCCAACCTGCGGTAGTTAAAGCTTCAAAGGAAGAGCCAAGTGAGACTCTTTTGGGGGACACGCTACCCCCTTCTAATAAAAATATTATAAAGCCAGACTCTGGGAATTCTCCCCTATCTATGTCCGTGCAGAGATCTGGGCTCCAACTACCTCCAGTAGAGGGAAGTAGGAGAGAGAGGTACAAAAAATTTGAAGAGATGGATGAATATCCTGAAATAGGAAGTGCTTTTGATATTTATGCAGATGATGCTACACAGAAAAACTTGTTTAATGACAGGTGGGCCGTAAAAACGTCAAGCCAATTAGTATCAGACGAACTTAAGAAGCTATTTAGATCTATAAAGTTAGATCGCTTTTATTGGGATATTATAAGAAATACTGTTAAGTATGGTGACTGTTTCATTGAAACTATTCTCGATTTAAACAACCCCAATTTAGGAATTCAGAGAATAAAGATACTAAATCCTAATTTTATTTTAAGAGTTGAAAATAGTTATGGATATTTAAAGAACTTTCTACAAGAAATCCCTACAAAAGATAGCAGCCTCGGGGGGTTAGGTGGTGGGGATACTACTGCAAAATATATAGCACTTGATAGAAATCAAATTTTGCATTTCAGATTGCATACTTCGGATCCCGCCTACTACCCCTACGGAAGATCAATAGCCTCCCACGCCATTAGAGTGTTCAGATCTCTAAAACTTATGGAAGATGCTATGTTGGTTTACAGGTTGGCTAGGGCTCCTGAGAGGCGTATATTCTATGTAGATGTCGGGAATATGCCCTCTACTAAAGCAGAGCTATTTATAGAGAGAATTAAAGAGAAGTTTAAGAAAGAAAAGTTCTATAACCCTAACACAGGAAATATTGATGCTAGATACAACCCATTAAGTGCAGATGAAGACTTTTTTGTTCCTACACGAGGAGGGGCGGGTACTAAAATTGAAACCTTGCAAGGTGCTCAAAATCTGAGTGAGGTTGATGATGTTAAGTACTTTAGAGATAAGCTTCTCGCAGCCCTCAAGATTCCAAAAGACTATATTGTAGAGAAAGATAAGTCTCCTGAGAGAAAATCTAATCTTTCTCAATTAGATGCCAAATTTGCAAGAGTTGTTGGAAGAGTTCAGCACAGTATAGAGGTTGGATTAGAAGCCCTAGCCAAGCGTCATTTAAGCTTATTAGGCTTCCCTAAGTCCATGTATGAGGATCTGAGAATGGAACTTCCTGTCCCCAGCGATGTCTTTGCAAAAAGAAAGTTGGAGTTAGACCAGCAAAAGGCGGGAGTAGTTCAAGCTGTTATGGGTCTTTCATTATTTCCTAAAAAGAATATATACAAAGAATTCTACGATATGTCAGATCAGGAGGCTGCGGAAGCTCAGGCGGGAATTGAAGAAGAGCAGCAGAAGGAAGCTGACAAGCAAGTAGAGCAGGAAGGAAACATGGCTCAAGCAGGAGCAGAGGGGCAGGCGGCAGGTACGCCACCAGAGCCAGCTCCAGAACCAGCTCAGGAAAACGTGAGCAATGGTAATACCTTGAAGCAATTAAGAGAGAAGATGAGACTTAACGGGGAGTTAGATCTTGATAAGGAAAGAATTCTAAATAGAATAGAATTTAGAAATATTGAAAAAGCAGAGTAGAAACTTAGTATATAAGTTGGAAATAATTTAAGGAGTTATAAATGTTTGATCATTTATTTGAAAATAGAAACAAGTTAGTTAGTAATTTAATTAGAGTATCCGACTGTATAGGAAGGTCCTTACGAGAGAATACCCATATCTTCTCTATTGATAGTGAGGGTAGGGAGGTAACCCTTATCACTGAATCAGGACATGTGATTACGGGAAATTTCACTATAGATAAAACAGTTTTGCTTGAAAATATTAAGATTCAAGATTCAAATGTTTTTAAGGATAACGAAGTCTTTGATGCTTTTGTTAATACTAAGATTAGAAGCTTCATAAAGAATCTTAATGAGGATAGCTACAATGACGCTACCGATAGCTTTGACGATGTTCTATCACTTTGGGAGCAGAGGTTAAAGTTTGAGTCTGTTAAGGAGCGTCTTGACGAAAAGAAAGAACTTTTCGGATGTCAAAATGATATTGTTAATACAGCAGAATTTAACCATCTTATAGAAGTTGTTCCTCAGTTGTGCCAGTTCCTATCTGAGAACAAGGATGACATTCTTAATATCCCAGAAATAGGAAATGCGGTTAAGTTGTCTAATTTTGTTTCTAATGCGTTTGATTTACCACGCTTAAATTACAAGATATTAGAAGAGCAGGGTACTTATGAGATTAAGAACCAAAGTAAATCCTCTATCTATGATCTGATTTGTAAGCAAGAATTGGTAAAAAAAGAGATTTTAGAATCTAAAAGCAACTTTGGAGACGTATGGGCAACAAACGCCTCAATCAGCCACTTAGCATCCTTGATCTACGAGAAGGATGAGGACCTAGTTGTGGAGGCTCTTGTTGAGGCTCTTGTTGATGTACCTTATTTAGCTTTAGCTAAGAAGAGACAGATATCAGAGACAATTAGAAACTCAATCAGTTTAGGAAGTGATAAAGATAGTATCCCAGATACTGATATTAAGAAATACACTGCTATGCTGTTTGAGATGAAGAAGCCAGCCAAACAGGTAATCGTAAATATTTTAAATGAGAAGTACGGTATTAATATCCAAAGTCTTAGAAATGTTGCGTCATTTAAAGATTTGGTGGATACGCAGGTAGTTATATTTGAAACTCTTTCAAGAATTACTCCTAAAAACTCAATTTTACGAGAAACTATGAAGGAAGTAGCCGACATGCTCAAAACAAAGAGTGGAGTTGAAGCTATAGACATTAACGAGACGCTACAGGAAATCTTTACTACGGTTGGATACGAAAGTTACTGCGACGACTACCAACTGGTAGAGGAACTTAACTTTGGAGAAGTCTTGTCGAATGATTATGATCCTAAAGAATTAATTGAACTAATAAAGGAAACTAATATCGAACGAGGGGGACCTAATACAGGAGTGTTAGAATCAGAAATTAAGAAACTGATGAAAACACAGGGTCTGTCCTATCGAAAGGCTTTAGCTCTGGCAGGTAAACAGTCTAAAGAAGGCGATGGGGATAACTCAGAGGGCAGCGAGGAAGAAAATTATGAGGAGCAAACAGAATTAAAGGAACAAGAAGCAGAAGCAGAAGAAGCAGAAGAAGCAGAAGAAGCAGAAGAAGCAGAAGAAGCAGAAGCGGAGACAGA